AACGGCCTTTAACGCCCTCACAGCGGACTTAGCAACAGGACTGTCTACGGCTATCACAAAGGACGGTCAGACCACGACAACGGCTCGCATACCGTTTGCGGCGGGTATTAACTCAAGCCTAACAACAGACTCCTCTAGCACCTCCACAGGGTCAATCATTACTGCGGGTGGTGTGGGTATAGCCAAGGCGCTTTATGTGGGTACAAACGCCAATGTAGCGGGTACTCTTGCGGTTACTGGCGTTGCAACATTTAGCGCTGCGCCCATTTACTCTAGCTTAACTGCTTCAAGTGCGGTAGCCACAGATGCGTCTAAAAATCTTGTCAGCGTCACTAACACAGGCACAGGCAACAACGTATTGGCGACTAGCCCAACCTTGGTAACGCCTATCCTTGGAACGCCAGCAAGCGGTAGTTTGGTAAATTGCACAGATATAAATTACACAGGCTTCAAGAACCGCCTCATAAATTCCGCAATGGTGATTGACCAAAGGAATGCGGGGGCGGCATCCGCAAACACAATTAATGGATATTTTTTAGATAGATGGTTTGTAACTCAATCTACAACTGGTAAATTGATTGCTCAACAAAATGCGGGTGCAGTTACACCACCAACAGGCTTTAGTAATTATCTTGGAATAACCTCACAATCCGCATATTCTGTTACAAGCACAGACTTATTTCTTATTTTTCAAGCAGTAGAAGGTTTTAATAGTTCTGATTTTTCTTTTGGTACTGCAAGTGCTTCAACAGTCACTTTGTCATTTTGGGTTCGTTCAAGTTTGACAGGAAACTTTGGCGCGTCTATAAAAAATGCAGCGGCAGATCGTTCATATCCATTTAGCTACACCATTTTAGCGGCAAACACATGGGAACAAAAATCTGTAACTATTGCAGGAGATACATCAGGAACATGGATTGGCGCTACAAACGGAATTGGGTTATATCTTTCATTTAGCCTTGGGTCAGGTTCAACCCGCCTTGGAACTGCTAATACTTGGGCATCAGCAAACTATGACGCACCAACTGGTTCAACATCAGTAGTCGGCACAAACGGCGCAACTTTCTACATCACAGGCGTACAGCTAGAAAAAGGCTCAACAGCAACGAGCTTTGACTACAGACCTATTGGTACTGAGTTGGCTTTGTGTCAAAGATATTTTTGCAAAACATTTCCAATTGGTACTGCACCTGGTAACGATGTAACAATTGCTGGAGCATTTAGAGGAACAGCAGTAACCATCAATGCACTTTCACAAATTGAACCTGCGGGAACTTGGAAATTTCCAGTTTCAATGCGAGCTACTCCAGGCACAATAACTTTGTACGCGCCTGGCACTTCTGGTCATACCGCTGGTCAATGGACTAATGATGGAAACGCAGGAAGCTCTGCAAATGCTAGAACTAATTTTGCGGGAACAGAAAGCACATCATTTGACAATACTGGAGTTCTTGTAGCGGCTGGTTTTAGACCAATTATTCATGCAACAGCAGATGCGGAGTTATGAAATGATTACTTATAAATTGTCTAACAATAATGTTTATGTTGAAAAATTTATTGACGGCATTCCAACAGGCGAATGGTGCAATAGTGAAACAAATGAAGCCTACCTAAAGTGGCTTGCAGAGGGCAATACACCATTGCCAGCGGATGAATCATGAGCGACTTAGAAAAAGACTTTGCTGTGCATGAAGCAATATGCGCCCAAAGGTACGAGGCTATTCAATTAGCGTTGAAAGACGGCGATAAGCGCATGAACAAAATTGAATACTTGCTTTACGCTGTAATGATGTGCGTCTTGTTTGGCCCAGGCGTTGCTGGCGAGTTTGTAAAAAAAATACTGGGGCTGTAAATTGATCCGTTCACCGCAGCCCTTGCCGCTATTGCCGCTATCAAGCAGGCCGTATCGTTTTATAAGGACTGCAAAGCGGCTTCCAAAGATGTCACTAGCATCACAATGGAAATATCGGGTTACATTGGTAAATTCTTTGATGCCCACGAACAAGTTAAAACCGCAGCCGCAGAGCAAAAAAAGAATCCACCAAAGGGTAAGTCATTAAAATCTCAAGCGCTTGACAACATTTTTCAAGAGATGGAGTTAGAGCGCCAAGCAGTCGAATTGAGGGAATTGTTGATCTACGGCGTTGACCCTGCCCTTGGTGCAGTTTGGACAAGGTTTCAAGAAGAGTTTGAACGGTTGCAAGCCGAACAGGAAAAAGAGAGGCTAGAGCAAGAAGCAAAAGATAGGGTCGCACAATGGCAACGGCGAAAAATGCTAAACCAGCTTCAAGATCGAGCGCTAATAATCGGAACGGTAATGATAGTTACCCTATACCTCCACCTCCTCTTCCAAGCAATCCGACAAATGAGGATTCTCAAGTGGGTTTCTTAATTGCTTTCTTGAGTATGGTGGTGGTGTTTGGGTTGTTGTTGCCAATTCTTGGAATGATGTATTTAGACATTCTTGAGGCAAAGCAAGAAACCAAACGTCAGCAAGAAATAGTGCAAAGGTTGATTAACAAAGCGGAGGTAGAAAAAGATGCAAGCACCGATAGATCCAAATGACAAAACAGCCAAGCATTTTATTTACTACTATGCGTGGTTTTGGGCATCAACTTCTGTTCTTTACTTTTTTGCCGTAACCTTTATTTTGTTGCCTGAGGGCGGTAGGGACTTTGCCAACATAATTTTGGGCTTCTTGTTGGGTACAGCAGTCGCCACCATTATTTCGTTTTTCTACGGCTCAAGTAAATCTAGCAAGGACAAAACTGAAGCCATGATGAAAGCTGATGATGTTAAGCCTATTTAATCCTTGGGTTTTACTTGCTCTAATTTGTGCTTTTTTGGGCGTTGGTGCGGTATCGTACACAAAAGGGCAAGATAATGAGCATGACCGTCAGCAGATTGAAATAGCCGCATTAAACGCCAAGGCTAGGGAAACTGAGCAAGTAATGGCGCAAGTGGCTCAGACGTATGGACAAACACTAAGAAAGGCCAATGATGTTGCAAAGGTTAAAGAGGCTAAGTTACGCAATGATATTGTGTCTAGCAAGCTACGGCTGTTCGTTCCTATCCAAGCCCCCGATTGCCCCCTACAAGCCCCCACAGATGCCACCCCTGCCGCTAGAGATACAGAAACAAAAGCCGAGCTTGACCCAAGAATTGCTGAATCTCTTATCGATCTCACCAGCCGAGGCGACCAAGCCATCCGCAGCCTTAACGCCTGTATTGACCAATACAACGAAATGAGGAACATGAAATGACCATCTATATTCCATTGCTTTATATCTGTATAGCGATGGAATGTAAGTTTTTTCAATCCGAGATTTACACCTTAGATAAACAAAAATGCGAACAAGAAATAGCTCAACAAAAAATTGAAATTATTAATTTGGGCAATACGGTTGAAGCAATTTGTATAGATATGGACATCAAACTAGAGAAAAAACAAAATAAATACAACATTATTTATTAAACTGCAAACAAATTACATTAAGATTCATGCTGTTGTCATTGATATAGTTTAATTTTAGGCAACTTTATTGGAGTTGTCATGTCAGGAAAACCTGTTTACAGCGATCAAGAGTTTGTCGAGCTTTGGAATACGTATGAATCAGGTGCTGCAATGGCAAAAGCCGTTGGCATGGACTTGCGTAATATTCTTAGACGCAAAAGCAATTTAGAAGCTAGATATGGCATTACTTTGCATCAAAAATCAAACGTAGTTAAGATGGTTGCAAAGCCCAATAATTCAGCTCGCAAAGAATTGGGGATTGAAAATGGCGTTGTTTTGGTTTTTAGCGATGCTCACTTTTGGCCTGGCATACATACGACATCGTATAAGGGTCTTCTTTGGGCGATTAAAGAGTTTCAGCCAAAGGCCGTTATTGCCAATGGAGATATATTTGATGGCGCTAGTATTTCTCGCTATCCTCGCCACGGTTTTGACTCCACTCCATCAGTAATTCAAGAGCTAAAAGCTTGTGAAATAGCCCTTGGTGAAATTGAAGATACAGCAAGAAAAGCAAGAAGCAATGTAAAGCTAGTGTGGACACTAGGCAACCATGATGCACGGTTTGAAAATAGACTTGCTGCCAACGCACCTCAATATGAGTTTGTGAAAGGTTTTACGCTAAAAGACCACTTCCCTACATGGGATCCATGTTGGTCATGTTGGCCTACAGAAAATGTCGCTGTCAAACATCGTTGGAAAGGCGGTATACACGCTACACACAACAATACTGTTAATGCTGGAGTGACAATTGTCACAGGTCACTTGCACAGTTTAAAAGTCACGCCCTTTGCCGACTACAACGGCAATCGATTTGGTGTTGATACAGGTACGCTGGCAGAGCCTGACGGCCCTCAATTTATAAACTATTTGGAAGACTCGCCAACCAACTGGCGGTCAGGTTTTGCGGTACTGACGTTTCATGAGGGCAAGCTGTTGTGGCCCGAGCTGGTGCATAAATGGTCTGAGAATCAAATCGAGTTTAGGGGTAAGGTTTATGACGTATGACCTTGTTGCTTATCTAAGATCAGAGATCAAAGAACTGCATAACATATTGCATGAAACGCAGTTTGCTTTAGCGCAAGCAAATGACAGACTTAACCGCCGATCTGAGCCTTTAAGTGAAGAACGTATATACACGTTATACCGCCGCAGTCTTGATTGGCGGCAGTTAGCTAAGGACATTGAAGCAGATCACGGCATTGAATAAAAAAGGGGAGTCCGAAGACCCCCCTAAAGACAACTGCATAAAAATTATGCCACACGTTCCCACACAATACCATCGTCGTCTTCTACAGTCTCACCGATTTCGTATTCTTCGGATTCTTCGTCTTCTTCGGTTTCGTCTTCTTCGTCTTCGCTAACTTCTTCTTCTTCATCGCCTTGGTTGTATTCGTATTCGTCAGTAACGTCATAGTCAACGCACCAGCCGTGCAATTGTTGGAATTCGATAAATTCTTGGATGATTGCAATTTTCTCAAAATCATCTGTCTCAATAGTTACTGAGTCATTTGCAAATTCCCACTCTGCGATGTTAATTTCAATCTTGTACATGATGTTTCCCTTGTTATGGCGTGATTGCCAAGTAAAATGCTACAAGTAAATTGTGACAATTTTCTACAGGAAAAATATGAACTTAACGCCTAATTTTACCCTTGAAGAACTTACGCATACTGACCACCGCACGCTTGACAATACGCCAAATAATGAAGAATTAGCCAATTTGCGCCGTTTAGCTGAGTTTCTTGAGCAATTAAAGAAAGTCTTGGGCGGCAAGCCAATCATGATTAATAGCGCATTTAGGTCAAAAGCTGTAAATGATGCGGTGGGTTCGAGTGACAAATCACAACATAGACGTGCTTGCGCGGCTGATATTAGAGTGCCAGGCATGACCCCCAATGAGGTGGTGAGCGCCATCATTAAATCTGACTTACCCTATGATCAAGTTATCCGCGAATTTGACCGCTGGACGCACGTTTCAATCTCCAATTCTGCCAATGTCAAGCCACGCAAAATGGCATTGATCATTGACAAACAAGGCACAAGGGCATACGCCTAGTTTTTATCAACGTCTTGAAGAAACGCTAGAACGTATGCAATCAGCACTATCGTACCGATCCCAATAACTGCGCCTATGGCTAAAGCGAAGATTGTTGCAATCATAAAAACTCCTGTTGTTTTTTCCATCTCCTGCACAAATCTTTTGCTTCTTTGCTTTTAGGTTTTCTGTCGCACATCTCGCTGATGGATTTCTCTTTTGCCTTTACCTGAAGCTGTGACAGCGTTAATGGCGGCTTGGGCAAAGCAGAACTAGCAAGCCAAAAACAAAGCGCAGCCATTAACAATCGCTCAGTCACTTTTTTCCTCTATTGTGTAAAACCAATCGTCACCAGTTGACCACTTGCGTGTGCCATCCACAGACCATAAATGTTGCGCGGCTTGGAAATCGGGAAACTTGGTTTCGCTAGGCACAAGGCTTTGGTCATACCACAGGCATCGATTATTGGGCTGGCAAGCAAACTGACCTGACTCAAGTTTAATGAAGTTAAAGCTTTTATGCTCCTCGGCGGTCTCTGTGAAACCAGTATCCAAATCCATGCCATCAGCACAGAAATCCACGGTAAACAAGTATGTGCCAAAGTGCCATTGCTTATCCTTGCCAAGAAACTTAACGCCAAGGTTACGCAAGCCAATCTTTTCAATAATGGTAAACCGATAGCCCATGCAGTCCCACAATTGCAGAATGTCCACAGGCAAGTCACTAGCGCCCTCTTTCCACACATAGGCATGGATGGGTAGCTTGTCATACAAAGCGCCGTATTCTGTCAGCAACGACTCAATCCTGAACACTTGCCCTCTGAGGGCTTTGAGGCTGACCCACACGCAAGGCACAAGCTCGCCATGCCTTTTGGTGTGGTTGTATAGAAACTCAGCCTTTACAAAGCATTTGATGGGTGGTAATGATGAAACAAGATAGCTCATGTATTAACCTGTGGTGGTGTGCAAGTGTGAATCGTGGTCAAGTCTGCTGTGCGTTTGCCGCATCGTAAGCAAAAGTTACGTTCTTGTTCTGACAAGGCTTTGGCAGCTACCAGTTTGGCAAAGGCTTCAAGTTCTTCAACCTCAAATTCAAAGAATATGATTCGACCATAATTTCTTTCTGAGACTTGTGTAGCCATCTCAATGATTTCATCTTGTGTCATATCAATTCCCGCTGTACTGGCACAAATTGCCATTCTCTTTCTGCCCTGCCTGAGTTTGACTTGGTGGTACGCCCTGTAAGCTCTACCCGCCCATCTTTCTCAAGCTCTTTCATGCGCCTAGCGACCTGATTACCATCAAGCCCCACTAGCTCGGCAATGCCATCTTTGCCCATTGGCCCAAAGCGACGCAGGCACTCCACAATCTTTTCAAAGTGCTGCTTTGCGAGGTCTATGGATTGATCTGCGGCGGCGTGACTAGTTGAGGGGTCAAGCCCCCTAGCTCTAAAAAGGTACGTCATCTTCTTGATCCCTTCTTACTTTGTTTGGTCTGTCAGATTTAACAAATTTGTTATCTTCTGGCTCAAAACACGTTGCCCAACCGTCCCAACCGCCGCTTACAAATGGAATTGAATCTAACTTAACTGACAATTTTTCTGTATTGCCTTCCCAATAAATTGCGCCAATTGTTTTCCATCTTTTCTTTTCTTCACCTGTGGTGTTAATGTAAGTACCTGTGGCAACGACAATATCTTTAAATTTTTTCATGGCAAACTTTCTAGCTGTTGGATTTTTAGGTCTACATCACCCAAAAACTGGATGACTGAATTCTCAAGCAAATTAACCATTTCGGGGTCATAGTTAATACGCTTGATGAATAGCTGATGTCTCTCAGGAAGACGAGGATCGAATGAAACAAAGTCGCACCAGGGGCGGTCAGCACAGGCCATTTGCCACATCATTTGCGTAATGTACTTTTCAGGCACTTTTCGGTCTAACAAGGTTTGGAGATGGGTCGCAGTATTGGGCGCTTTTATCTCAACCATACCCTCATTTGCCAAGCCATCAGGTGACGCACCCGACATGGTGATCCAAGGGTGGTCGATAAACCCCACCTCGGTGACTAACAAGTCCATTCGCGCCTCATAAGCAGCTCGGGCAAATTCTTCCTGCTCCGTTCCCCAAGACATTGCTGCGTTGCTGTAGGACTCGGCAGGCTTGCCTGTTAACCTTTCACAAACCAATTGGGCTAAGTAATTCTCGCGGCTGGCGCTTGGCCCTGATTTGGTCTTGGCAATGATGTCAGCCACACGGCTTGCGGTGACTTTGCCACACCTAGCGGCAAACCATTCCTCTGTACGTTGCTCCATTATGCTTCCCTCGCTTTTAACATTGCGTCTGCCAATTCATATGCTTCTGCCGCCAATTGGTCGTTAGTCCAATCCTCTGATGGCCCACTTGCACAAATACCTTGCACAGCCTTTGCCGCAAAGTAGTCACGCAAGGTCATGCCTGTTTGGTCGGTGCGGTTGGGGTTAGGAAATGCGTTCATTTAGTTAACTCCGCTGACAATGTGGCTTCCAATTGCGACTTTTTAGCGTCTTTTTTGTTGATGACCTTGGTCTGCCATGCCTGCTCGCCATTTGTCGCCTTGTATGCGTCTTTGTAGGCTTGCTGTAGCTCTTTGATGGTGGTCACCTCATCCATTGCCGCCAGTAGGTCAGCTATTTGGCTTTCATTAACCGTAGATTTGATCTCTGTGCGGCGGCTGGCTGCATTGGCATCATCATCCTCGGGCGCTAAACCTGTGGCTGCCAAAAGGCTGTACCGCCTGGCATACGTCAAAGCCGAGCCGTAACCCTGTGGGTCTTGTTTTCCAGCGGGAACGTGCAACATTCCGCATTCCATGACTTCACCTGATTCATGGATAAACACGGTCTCAACCAAAACACCATCCTTGCATTCATAGGTGCGTTGCATAAGACCAATACCGTTGGCGTTTAAAGCCTCTATAACCGCCTCAATGCAATTAGCTAGGTCAGCATACTTGGATTTAAAGTGCGGGTTTGTAGACGTTTTTAGAGCTGGCCCAAACTGGCGCTGTGCCTTAACAAATGCCGCAGCAATGTTTTTTTGAATGGGTGTAAAAGTTTCCATGATTTTTCCTTTAATAATATTTGGGGGCGCAGGTCACATCCACGATGGTCTCTGCGGTGTAACCATTGATCTTGCGTTTGCCAAACACGGTAATGGCTCGCAAACCTGACGTTTCGCATTGCTTAACAGCATCAATGATTTCACTTCTGCCCATCGATTGGATTTGTTTATCCATGATGAGCTGTTGTTCGACCATCTTTGGCTCGCTGGCGCAACCGACCAGCACTAACAATAAAAGTGCGTATTTCATGGTTATCCTTAAAAAGTTTTGTTGAAATAGCCGTTGATGACAGATGCGACACGCTGGTGGCTTGGTGGCTCATAGCCTGCGTATTCTTTTACTTCTTTTTCAATCCATTTAAAATGAAGTTTGGGAATATCGTAGGTGATGTCTAAGCCATCTTTAAAAACAAAAATGTCGAAGTAGCCATCCATTTCATAGTCTTCAGGCTCAACCCAAGACCATTGCACGGTAACCTCATCCCAAATTATGTAGGTGATAAATTCACCCTCATCGCCGTCATTTAACATCATGCTCTCCATACTAAAACGTCAAGAGCAACCACTACAATAGCCGTAATGGAGACAATCCATAGGCACACTTGCGCCCAATTTATGGGTTTTTTGTAAGTTTCTATCTCGAACATAACTACTCCTAAAAGACCCTATGCGAAATTGCTGGGGCATGGATGTATTGTTAAGCCAACTAAACACACAGTCAAGTATTATTTGTAGGTGTTTTCCCTAATGTCGCTTATTTGTTAATTAGGCTTTACAATCTACGCATGACAAAACAAGAATTAATTCAGTTGGCAGGCTCACAAAGTGAGCTTGCTAGGCTATTGAACATTTCTAGGGCGGCGGTGTGCTTGTGGAAAACCGTACCTGAGTTGAGAATGCGCCAGCTCAGAGACCTTAGACCCGAGTGGTTTACAACCTAAAAAAATTATGTATACTCACAACTGTCTAGAGTGGCATCTAGGCGATAGAGGTGGATCGTTGAACCCTACAGATATTTGTGCGGTCTTGTCAGACGACAAACGAACTTTTGATTCACCTCAATCGCTTGTTGTTGCTCTCGCCAAGAGCCAAGACCGCAGAGAGATTTGTAGGGTTTTTGCTTTTGTACAACGCAATGCGGTACGTCGATGGTTGCGATTGAGATACCCCGATACACGAGCAAACCAAATCGGGGAGCGTGGGCTAAGTCTTAGAGCGCGGTGGTTGAAACAGTCTGAGATAGTGCGATGCGATGACATGGCTCCGAAGAGCAACATCGAGGCACAGGCGAACTTTGGTTTTGACCACGGTAAGGCTGTGCTTTGCTCCAACAATCACCAAAGAGCAATAAGGGGATACAGATGACAAACTTCGAACGATTTTGGGCAGCTTGGCCTATCAGCACACGCAAGGGCGGCAAGTCTGATTGCCTTAAGCGATGGGAGAAGTATTATTGTGATAGCTGCATTGATCAAATAATCAAGCACATTGAGTGGATGAAAACCACCGACCAATGGCGCAAAGACGGCGGTGCATATATACCCTCACCTGCTGTTTACCTTAACCAACGCCGATGGGATGGGGCTGAGATACCTGAAGATAAAAAGACCATCCATATCCTTGAAAAAATCGCCCAAGACCGTGCAAGGGCAGTTCCAATGCCTGCGGACATAAAAGCCAAACTTGATGCGTTGCGGGGCAGATAATGAATGACCGAAGCCAAGCAAACCAGCTCCTTGACCGACACAAAGAAACCCGCCAACTTAGCTACGCTGACATTACAAGAGCGCTTGCACTTACTGGAGACCTTGAGGCAGACGGAAGCGAGGGAATGGGTAGCGAGATACCGCAAGAAAGCGAGAGACCTTGGGAAAATCAAAGCATCGGCATGGTGGTGGCAGGTTTACTCAGATATAGAGAAGCGGCGTGGAACAGCGGTAGCCAACGATTTACGCAGGAGAATGAATGAGATACGCGGCGAGAGTTGACGCAAACCAAGATCAAATAGTGGTTGCATTAAGGGCGGCTGGCGCTTATGTTTGGATCATTGGCCTACCAGTTGATCTATTGGTTGGGTACAAGGGTCACACATTCTTGGTGGAGATTAAAACAAATGCCAAGAAGCGTTTAACTACCCTACAACGAGATTTTTTTGAAAGTTGGAGCGGAAGTACGTTGGCGCGGGTTGATAGCCCTGACGCGGCTTTACGCATGATTGGGGTATTAAAGTGAAACCTGAAGAAGCGGCGCAAGCCATCAGAGACAAAGCGCCAGCTTACGGCGAAGCTAAAGCCCAAAGGGTTTACCTTGAAGAATTCCGCAAAAGCCAAAAAGCCTTGTTGATGAGGGATGCCCTAGAGATGGGCTTTGAAGCGGCAAACGCCCAAGAAAGGGAAGCATATGCAGACCCTGTTTATGCCAAGCTGTTAAGGGGATTGGCTGCGGCAATTGAAAAAGAAGAAACGCTGAAATGGGAAATTGAGGCGGCAAGGCTTGATATAGAGATTTGGCGAACACGAGAAGCAACCAACCGAATGCAAGACAAGGCACACCAATGAAATGTCCCGAATGCGGGACTTGGACTATCGTAAAAGAAACAAGAACTTCAAGAGGAAACACACGGCGGCGGCGTTTAGAGTGCGCTAACGAACATAGATTTACCACGCTGGAGACCATAGTTGTACCAAAAACACCAATACATCAGAAGCAAAAAACTCCTAAAGCTGGTGGCGGGACTTGATTGCCAGGCTTGCGGGTCGGGCAATATGGTGCAGGCAGCTCACACCAATTGGGGTGGCGGTAAGGGTCGAGGGGTCAAGGCTGATGATAATTTAGTGGCGGCTTTGTGCCTTAAATGTCACTACGAAATTGATCAAGGCAAAGAATTAAGCAAGGAAGAACGACAAGAAAAATGGCATCATGCCCACATAGCCACAATTGCAAAACTTTGTGATCAAAACGTTTGGCCTCTTGACGTACCTATTCCAGCGTTTACAATAGAGTAGCAGTTGTCTCATTCGCAGGGGCATTAACACCCCTGCATTTTTTAGGGTAAATATGAAAAAAGACGTTGCAGACTTTATTTCCACGTTGTTTCACAGCTCAACGGTGACGCACTTCATGCACTTAGCGACTGACTCATTTGCAGTTCACATGGCGCTTGGGGCTTACTACACGGAGATTCTTGAGCTGGCTGATACATACGCTGAGGCTTACGCAGGGTGTTACGAGAAGATCAAGGATTTTCCTGAAAACTTTCACAATGCCAAAGACCCTGTTAAGTATTTGACAAGCATCAAAGACTACGTTTACAAAAACCGTGAGGCTTTGCCTGATGACAGCCAGCTACAAAACATTGTGGACGAGATAGCGGCGCTGATCGACTCAACCTTGTACAAGCTAACATTAAAATGATCAGGATATTTGCTGGCTATGACCCAAGAGAGGCTATTGGCTACCATGTGTTTTGCCAAAGCCTAATTGAGCGCACCAGCGAGCCAGTAGCCATAACACCGCTATACGGTACACAACGAGACGGCACAAACGCATTTACCTACCAGCGGTTTCTAGTTCCATACTTTACAAAATTCACAGGCAAGGCAATATTCTTGGATGCCAGCGATATGCTAATGCTTGCCAACATTGATAACCTTAACAAGTTATTTGACCCAACCAAGGCGGTGCAGGTTGTTAAGCATGAATATCAGACCAAGCACCCAAAGAAATACATTGGCACACCAATGGAAGCGCCAAACAGGGATTACCCAAGAAAGAACTGGTCAAGTTTAATACTTTGGAATTGCGATCACCCAAGAAATAAGGTATTAACGCCTGAGTTTGTAGATGACCACAGCGGCTCAGAGCTTCACCGATTCGGTTGGTTGCCCGATTCACTTATCGGTGAGCTACCGAAAGAATGGAACGTACTAATTGGTGAACAAGAGAATAAGAACGCCAAGATTGCCCATTACACGCTAGGCATCCCTGAGTTTGACCATTACCAAAACTGCGACTTTAGTAAGCAATGGTTTAACACCAAGAGCCGTATGATGAATGGCCTTATCAAAATGAAGGAGCTAGAGCATGGATAAAGAAGATATGGCTAAAGCCTTGGTTAATTTGGACATGAAAGGACAAAAAGACCAAGAGCTGTACACCCAAACCATGATGGATCAATTAAACCGCATGAAAAGCAATCAAGTGGGGCAATTGGGTATAGATAATGATTTGGGATATGCAAATTTAAGGGCATACCAAAACCCAAATGCTTTACAAGGTGCGTTAGGTGTAATTACGCCACTTGGCAATTTAGAATATGCAAGAACAGCAAATCCCATGAGTTTGGAAAACTCGGTAGCGTTTAGCAACCAAATGCCAATTGGTAATGGTATGGCTCAAGTTGACTTGCTAAAAAGCCTAAGTACTCCTGAACGAACAACAACTCTTGGCTACAACGCACCAATTAGCAAAGGTCAATTCAGGGCATCGGCAACAACAGGTCAAGATGCTGAACGCCAAAAAGTAAAAGAAATGCAAATGCAATACTTGCAACAGCTAAACAAAAACATGGGAGTTGGCGTTTACGGCAAAAAAACACCTTATGACCAAAGCGTAGGATTGCAAGTGCAAGGTAGATTCTAATAAAAATAATGCTAAATAACTATGTCAACAACTAAAGTAGTCAAAAGTAGAAAGAAAGCAGGGGGAAGAGTCGCGGGTGTGCCCAACAAGACCACACAACAGGCAAGGGAGGCGATTGCTTTGTTTGTTGATGGTAACGCACACAGATTGGCAGAGTGGCTAGATGAGGTCGCTAAGGGCGTTCCTGAGCATGACATCAAACCCAACCCTGCCAAAGCGTTTGAGCTATTCCAAAGCGTGGTTGAATACCATGTACCCAAGTTGGCAAGAACTGAGATTACTGGCAAGGACGATGGCCCAGTAGAAATGGTGGTGACATGGGGCGGCGTGAAGTAATCTTGCCCTACAGCCCAAGGGCGGCATTCATGCCATTCCATGAGCGCACCGAGCGCTGGTCTTGTTTGGTTGCCCACCGTAGAGCTGGTAAGACCGTAGCGGCAATTAATGACTTGATCAAGCGAGCCATCACCGAGGGCAACAGGTCAGCCCAATATGCCTACATTGCACCATTTCGTAGCCAAGCCAAGCGGGTGGCATGGGATTACCTCAAGTTCTATGCCGCACCAGTAACTAAAGCCACCAATGAATCCGATCTGTCGGTGGAGCTGGTGAACGGTGCAAAGATCATGCTGTTTGGCTCGGACAATGCGGACGCAATGCGGGGCATGGGATTTAACGGCGTGTATCTTGATGAATACGGCGACTTTAAGCCTAGTGTGTGGGGTAATGTGGTAAGACCTACTTTGTCTAGCACTATGGGCTGGGCTGTGTTTGGGGGTACACCCAAGGGCAAAAACCAGTTCCATGACATTTATAAGGTCAGCCAGGTAGTGCCTGATTGGTTTCTGTTAAGGCTGCCTGCATCCGTGTCCAAGCTATTGCCTGACTCAGAATTGCAAGCGGCAAGGTCTCAGTTAAGCCAAGACCAATACGACCAAGAGTATGAATGCAGTTTTGATGCCGCTATTCTTGGGGCGTTTTACGGTCAAGAGATGCGCCAAGCTCAAGATGAGGGCAGGATTAGAGAGCTACCTTTCGAGCCTGAAGCAAATGTAATGACATCATGGGATTTAGGTTATCGGGACGACACCGCCATTTGGTGGTGGCAAGTGGTCAGGGGCGAGATTAGGGTGATGGACTATTACGCCGTCTCAGGGGCAAGCATTGAGCAGTTGGCAGACGTAGTTAACGCCAAAGGATACCGATACACCCGCCATTTTCTACCGCATGACGCAAGGGCAAAGACGTTGGCATCGGGCGGCAAGTCAATCATTGAACAGTTGGCGGCACACCTTGGCGGCTTAAGTAAGTTGGCAATAGTGCCTGAGATAGGTATACAAGACGGCATCCAAGCGGTGAGGATGATCCTGCCAAACTGTTATTTTGACTTCAGATGCGATGAGGGGTTAGAAGCGTTAAGGCAATATCAGCGGGAATATGATGAAGATAAGAAAACTTTTCGTCAAACTCCGCGCCACGATTGGTGCTCACACCCCGCAGATGCGTTTAGAATGTTGGCAGTAGCCTATCGACAAGAGGCAAAAGATCAAACACCGCCCAAGGGCAAGACCCTGCAAACCATCACACTTGATGAGCTGTGGGAATATGAGATGCAACATAAAGAGGAGCGAATATGAGCCAGCCAGTAGCAGAAGTCGGTGCATACAAAAACATCACCGCCACAGGCGCAGTCACAACAGGCCCATGCCAGTTGATTGGTTTTTACGTTAACAGCACAAGTTCAGGCACATTGGTGCTTAAAGACGGTGGCTCTAGCGGTACTGTAATGAGTGGCACGATTACGCCTGCGGTTGGGTTTCACCGATTCCCTGCCAACGTGGGGTCTAGCCTACACGCAACCATTGGCAGCACATTAGATGTGACGTTCTTCTTCTCTAGCGGTAATTAATCATGTACGAAGAAAACGGCGCATATGAGGGCGAAGACCCAGGCCCGTACTGGCATGACCAAATTGAAACCGCCATTAAGGTATTTGATAAGTGGGAAAAGCGCGGCTTAAAGGTTGTCAAGCGGTATAGGGACGAGCGTGATGCGATAGAGATGCCAAGGATGAAGTTCAATATCCTTTGGTCAAACATCCAAGTGCTGTTTCCTGCTTTGTATGGCAGACAAGCCAAGCCCGAGGTGTCACGCCGCTACATGGATCAAGACCCTGTAGGTCGCCTTGCATCCACCATGCTTGAGCGTGTTATGGAGTACGAGACTACCCAATTTGGGGACTTTGATGCGGCAATGAGTGGCGCGGTGCAGGACAGATTGTTGCCTGGTCGCGGTACGGCATGGATTCGTTATGAGCCTGTGATTGTTAATGACAATCCCGAGGTTGAGGGTGAGATGGAGCGAGAAGAATCGCAAGTCTACAGCTCTGTGGAAGAGCCGACAGAGCGCATTGATGCAGCTCACAGCCCTATTGATTACGTCTACTGGTCGGACTTCTTGCATTCACCAGCTCGCACATGGGATGAGGTGTGGTGGGTAGCTCGGGCGGTCTACATGACCAAGGAAGAGGGCGTAGAGCGCTTTGGTGACGTATTTAAGAACGTCAGCCTAACTAGCCAAAACACCGACATGGATGGCAAGAATCCATTAACCGCCAAGATGACCTACGACAAAAAGGCGATGGTCTATGAGATTTGGAACAAGCGCACAGGTAAGGTTTGCTGGATTGCCAAAGGTTATCCACAGGCGCTAGATGAAAGGGATGACCCGCTAGAGCTTGATGAGTTCTTCCCATGCCCCAAGCCGTTGATGGCAACCACCACCACAGGCACGATGATCCCTGTACCCGATTACTGCGAGTACGAGGATCAAGCGCAAGAGCTAGATAACTTAACCCAACGTATCTACCTGCTGACTAAGGCTTGTAAAGCGGTAGGTGTGTTTAATGCTGAGTTTAAAGAGCTGGCGCGGATGTTTAGCGAGGGCGTGGACAACAAGTTGTTCCCTGTAACTGGTTGGGCGGCAATGTCGGAAAAGGGCGGCTTAAAAGGCGCTATCGACATGATGGACACCTCGCAGATCATTGTGACCTTGCGAGAGTTGTATGCCGCAAGAGAGCAAGTTAAGCAGAGCATCTATGAAATTATGGGCATATCGGACATCCTACGTGGATCGTCTAAAGCCCAAGAAACCCTTGGTGCTCAACAGCTTAAGGCTAACTTTGGCAGCTTGCGGTTAAAGAGTTCTCAGGGTGATGTGGCTAAGTTTGCCACCGACATCTTTAAGCTCAAAGCGCAAGTTATCTGTAAGTTTTACCCGCCCGAGCTGATTGTTCAGATGTCAGGTGTGATGAACACGCCCGATGGTCAAGACCCGCAAAAATTGCAAGCGGCGTTGCAGATGTTGTCAGACAGCACCATTCGTGACTTCCATATTGCGGTAGAGGCTGACAGCTTGGCGCAGATTGACGAGCAGGCTGAAAAGCAAGGCGCACAAGAGGCAATCCAAGCTATTGGCTTATTCTTGCGTGAGGCGATTCCTATGATTAGCCAAGCGCCCGAGACCTTGCCTATGGCCTCTGAGATGTTGTTATTCTTGGTGCGCCGATTCAGAGCTGGTCGCGGGTTAGAGAGCGCGGTTGAAAGGGCAATGAAAGCCCTGCAAGACAAAGCGGATCAAGCTAAACAACAACCAGCAGGCCCACCGCCCGAGATGCTACAAATGCAAGCCGAACAGCAAGCCGAACAGATGCGAATGCAAGCACAAGCGCAGTCTGAACAAATGAAGATGCAAGCAGACGCACAATTGGCGCAAGCACAGGCACAACTTGATATGCAGATGCAACAGGCAAAAGCGCAAGCAGATATGCAATTGGCGCAAATGAAAGCGGACTTTGAAGCCGCTAAGCAAAACAATGAACTCCAAATTAAAGCCCGAGAAATGGCTGGAAAGGAAGAATATGAGCGATGGAAAGCAGAACTTGACGCAGCGACTAAGATCATGGTGGCAAGGATTGGTAGCAACC